GTAGGTGATGGACTTATTGTAGGTGGTGGTTTACAGTGTACATACGGCCCATTAAATGATAGAGCTTAACCCATGGCAGGATTATCAGGTTATACATATTCAACATTAGTAACAGCTATCAGAGACTATACTGAAGTTGATGCAAATGTATTAACAGAAACTATTGTTGATGGTTTTATTATGGCTGCGCAACATAGAATTAATTTAGATTGTCCTATGGACTCAGATAGATTTCAAGATCAAGGACAATTTGCAACAGATAATAATAGTATTACTATGCCAATAGGAACTTTATTTGTTAGAGGTATAGAAGTTTATAATTCGACAGCAAACGTTAATGGTCAGGGTCAATGGTTAGAGAGACGTGATCAAACTTTTATTTCTGAATACGTAGGTAACTTAACAGGAACTGCAGGTGGGGCAGCCAATCAAGATGTAACAGGATTACCTAAGTATTATTCAATGTTTGGTGGTGCAACAACAGGCGCAACAACAGCTACTTCAGGTGCTGTGTATCTTGCTCCTACACCTGACAAAAATTATCAATATATTATACATTATAATGCAATGCCCGTGGGTCTTGGTTCAGGAAACGATGGTAATTCTAGTACATATTTAAGTAACTATTTTCCTCAAGGACTGCTATATGCTTGTCTTGTAGAAGCTTATGGATTCTTAAAAGGTCCACAAGATATGTTGACATTATACACGCAAAAGTATACACAAGAACTACAAAAGTTTGCAGCGATGCAAATTGGAAGAAGAAGAAGAGACGATTACACGGATGGTACTATAAGAATTCCAATCGAGTCAGCGCCTCAATAACTAGGAGATAAAAATTTATGACAATAGTATCAGCAATATCAAATTCATTCAAAGTAGAAATTTTACAAGGTGGTCACAATTTTAATGACGGCAGTGGCGCACCAACAGGTAACGCTTTTAAAATTGCTTTATTTGCAAGTGACTCAGCAGCTTTAAGTAAATCAACAACTGCTTATGCAGCACCTTCAAATGTAAACGCAGTACCAACTTCAACACATGAAGTTAGTGTAAAAACTACAAACAACGGTTCGACTAATACTGGTTATACTAGTCAGGGAGTTGCATTAACAGCATCAGCTGATCCAGTTTTATCTGGTGATACAGCTTGTGTAAAATTTAATGATGTTAGTATTACTTCAGCTACATTTACAGCAAGAGGTTGTTTAGTTTATAACTCAACTTCAGTTACAGGCTTTACAGCAAATAGATCTGTTTTTGCAATTAACTTTGGTGCAGACAAAACTGTAACTAGTGGAACTTTTACAATTCAATTTCCCGCTCAAACTGCAGGCAACGCAATAGTTCAAATAGCATAGGGAGTAAATCCTTATGGCTAACACTTGGAACCAATCCGGAACCACCTGGGGTCAAAATACTTACGGTCTTCAAACTGAAGTCAACGTTCCTATTACAGGTCTATCAATTACATCAACACTCGGTTCATTAACTTCTGCAGGTTCAGAAGAAGGATGGGGTTCCGATGCCTATGGTGTGGAATCTTGGGGAGAATCAGGAAACACTGTTTTATTAACCGGACTTCAAGCAACAACTAGTGTTGGTAGTTTATCTGCTTACGGAGAACAAGGTTGGGGTAGAGATGCCTATGGTCTAGAACCTTGGGGTGAAAGCGCTGACCCTGTTGTTAACTTAACTGGCTTTAGTTTAACTTCTACTCTTGGAGAATTTCCATATGCACAATCAACTGACGGTTGGGGATCTGATTCATGGGGAAAAGAAAACTGGGGTCAAAATGCTATAACAGCAACCCTTACAGGTTTAAGTTTAACTTCTACTTTAGGAGAATTTCCTTATGCACAAGCAGATGATGGTTGGGGTAGAGATTCTTGGAGTCAAAACTCATGGGGTATCGATGGTATTAATGTTTCTCTTACAGGTTTTGAATTAGCCGCAACACTTCCTAGTATGGGTTGGGGTGATCAAGTATTTGGTTCTGACAATGAAGGTTGGGGTGGAATTTATCAATTACCTGTTGCAGATGTAATGGGTTTAACAGGTTTAAGTTTACAATCTGCTTTAGGAACAGCAACAGCTAAATCAGATTTTTCAATTACGTTAACCGGTATTGGTTTACAATCTACCGTAGGACTTGTAGAAACAGATGATCACTCAGTAGGTTTAGGTGGTCTTGCTGCAACAACAGCTTTAGGAACAGCAACAACAACTCAATTAACTATTACTGCATTAACAGGTTTAGAAGCTGAAACAGATGTGGGGACTATTACTATTTCATCTAATCCAATACAACTACTAACTGGTTTGTCTGCACAAACAGCTGTAGGAAGTTTAACTATTGATAATACAACAATGGGCTTAACAGGTCTATCATCATCAACAGCATTGGGTGCAATAGCAACAACACAAGAAACTATTGCTAGTTTAAATGGTTTAGGGTTGACAGCAACAACTACATTAAATGATGCTATTAATCTTCAATACTTTAATAGATTAGTACCTAAAGATAGTACGGGTTACTCAAGGAAAGTACCAAAAAATAGCACAGGTTACACAAGAAAAATAGCAAACTAATGTTTGACTTAGCAATAAATAAACAATATAAATAAGAAAATTTAGGAGTACAAAATTATGGCATCAACTTTCACAGATCTTGGCTTAGAGCTAATGGCAACCGGCGAAAATGCTGGTACTTGGGGAACAAAAACAAACGCAAATTTAAGTCTTATTGAACAATTAACGGGTGGTGTTCTACAGGTTTCTATTGCCGGTGGTGCAGGAACTACAGCTTTAACAATAGCAGACGGTGCTTTAACAGGTACTGCTCAACAAAGAATTATAGAACTTACGGGATCTATAACAGGAAACAGAATTGTAACTTTCCCAGTACTTACAGAAAATTTTTACATCATTAAAAATGGAACTACTAATGGTTCAGGTACTCCAACAGTACAAATAAAAGCAGCATCTGGTTCAGGTGCAACAGTTACTTTTTCAGCAACTGACAAAGGATATAAAATTATTTATTTTGATGGTGTAGCAACTAACACCGGTGCTTTTGAAGTACCACTAGGAGATGCTAACGAAGTAACTCTTACAGGAACACAAACTTTAACAAACAAAACTTTAACTAGTCCAACAATTGGAACAAAAATTGCAGACACTAACGGAAATGAATTATTACTTTTAACGGCTACAGGTTCAGCGGTTAATGAATTTACTTTAGCTAATGCTTCAACAGGTAATGGGCCAACTCTTTCAGCAACAGGTGAAACTAATGTTGGTATAAATATTAATCCTAAAGGAACAGGAGTTTTTAAATCAGGATCTGGTGCAGTTAAAATTGCAGGAACAGAAACTATGTGGATTCCTTCTTCTGCAATGTATGCAACAACAACTAATCCAGCAGAAGCTGCACAAGTTGAAACAACAGCACTAAGACCAGATATGAAAGTATTTGATTTTGCTGCAGCAGCAGATGATTTTGTACAATTTTCAGTAGCTTTTCCTAAATCATGGAATGAAGGCACAGTAACTTTTCAAGCATTTTGGACACCGAGCACAACAAACACAGGTAACTGTATTTGGGGATTACAAGGTGTATCAGTTGGCGATGGTGATACTATTGATGTTGCTTATGGCACAGCAGTAACAGTTACAGATGCAGGTATTGGAACAGTTGAAGATCAACAAGTAACAGCTGTAAGTAGTGCTATAACAATCGCAGGTTCTCCTGCAGTTGATCAACAAACTTATTTTCAATTTTTTAGAGATGCAAACGCAGGTGGAGATACTTTCACAGGAGTAGGTAGACTTTTGGGTATTAAAGTATTCTTTACTACTGATGCAGCTAACGATGCATAAGGAATTTAGATATGAGAGATATAAAAAATAAACTTACATCAAGTAAGAATACAAAAAATACACAGTCTAGAAGAGGTAAATCTTTTGGTTATCAAGTTTTAGGATTTGGTGCTGGAGGAGGGATACCGCCAGAATTTTTAACTGCAACAGGAGGCACTGTTACAACTTTTTGTACAAATTTTAAAGCTCATACATTTACAGGTCCAGGGACTTTTGAAGTTACTTGTGCGGGTAACGAGCAAGGTTCAAATTCGGTAGAATATTTTGTACTTGCTGGTGCTGGATCCGGAGGAAACGATGGTGGTGGTGGTGGCGGTGCTGGCGGATTAAGAACAAATTTTGGTGTCCCAGCTGTTGTTTCATTAGAAGTCACAGCTACAACTTTTCCAATTTCAATAGGAGCAGGTGGAGCAACAGTAACATCCGCTAATGCTCAAAATGCAGGAAACCCCACTACGGCTTTAGGTTTAACTGCAACTGCAGGTGGTGGTGGTGGAAGTGATGGGGCGGCAAATGGAATGCCCGGAGGTTCTGGAGGTGGAGCAAATAAAGTAGGTGGTGGTGGATCGATTGGTTCAGGTAATACTCCTCCCGTAAGTCCAGCACAAGGTTTTAATGGTGGAACAGCTACCGCAACTCCTTCAAATGGTTCTGGAGGCGGTGGCGGAGCTACTGAAAATGGAGAAAATTCAGGAGGAATAGCTGGTCGAGGTGGTACGGGTATAACAAGTAATATAGCAGGGCCAGGAGCAGCAATAGCAAGAGCAGGCGGTGGCGGTGGCGGTGGAATTTCAGGAAAACAAAATGTGGGAGCCCCTTGTGGAACAGGTGGTGATGGTAAAAGTGGAATAAGTGAAGGCGGTGATAATGGACAGGCAAATAAAGGTGATGGTGGTGGTGGCGGTGGTCCAACTAGCGGTCCTGGTGGTTCTGGTGGTAGTGGTGTGGTAATAATAAGGTATCAATTTCAATAAAAAATTATGGCACATTTTGCAAAAATATCAGAAACAAACGAAGTTCTCGCAGTATTAACTTGTGGTAATGGGGATATGCTTAACGCTGATGGCGTTGAAGATGAAGCTGTAGGGCAAGCATATTTAGAAAAACACAATAATTGGCCTGCTCAAATGTGGATTCAAACTTCTTACAATACATCTGGTGGTACACATAAAGATGGTGGTACACCTTTAAGAGGAAACTATGCAGGTATAGGTTATACTTGGGATGAAGATAATAATATATTCTATGGTAAAAAACCTTATGCTTCATGGGTATTAAATACCACAGACGCTAAATGGCATTCACCTATTGGTGATGCTCCAGATGATTTAACTGATGAAGAAAAAGC